TTAATAGCTACCCTTCCAAGAGCTGTCTGCAAAGAAAACTTCAAACGAATTCCCATCATTGGTAATATCGAAGTATGCGGATCCATTTGCAGATTTGCCGGCTTGTATATTTTCAGAAAAATAATCCCAAGAATCCAGATTAGATTTTACATTGTTGGAATCATAAAACTCGAACATATGCGCATTCACATCAAAAGGTTTAGTTCCTGTATTTTTAACTGAAAAATCCACTTTGGCATAGTATAGTCCTTCTGGTTTATGCCAATCGTCTCCATTACTTTTTGTAACAGAGTTAATTGTTACTTCTAAACTATCATTTGTCTGCTGATTAGAAAACGAAATAGTGTCTCCGACAGTAGCTGTTTTATTATTTATATCTATACTATTAGTTTCTTCAGTAGTTTTTTCATCAGAAGATTCTTCAGGATGTTGGCCATTCTGATCTAAATAATTTCGTTCACTTAAATATACAACTTTATCTGTTTTAGGATTTATCCAAATTAGAAAAGTAGAAGTAGAAGTTTTATCTTCAAATGCATACTGTAACATCTTAAGATTTTTTATGTCTTTTGCCGATTCTCCATGTTCAGATAACTTCTTATACTTTGGAACAAGTTTTTCATTATCTTTACCGTCTAATAAATCAATCATTAATTTGTCCCTATTCACAGCATTATTAAGTTCATCATAAACAAAATTAGTATCCCATTCTTTCATAGGTAAACCTAATTTTTTATAAACAGTTTTGGATGAATTTCCAACTTTTATAAGTTCAATATCACTACGTGAGAGTTCTTTTTTCTCATATATTTCACTAGAGCTACTTTTACTTTCTTGTGCATTTTTAGAGTTGCATGCTGATAATGATACTCCAAATAAACTTAAGATTATTACCCCAAAAAACATCTTTTTCACTAAAAATTCCTCATTTCTGTTATAATATGTTTGCAGTAAATCTCTAAATGAGGTTTTAAGTCCGTGTTGTCGCACGGGCTTTTTTACTGTGCGTAAGAATAATTTTTTTTGAAGTATGAATGACAAACATCGAAACATTCCGTTCTTAAATTACTATTTATAGAATAAAAATCCATAAAATTATCTAATTTAAATTGTGATTCATCCGTTAGTTCATTTTCTACAAAAATGTTTAATAGAATTATAATTGCTATTTTATTAGCTTCTGCCTCAAATTTTGAATGAAAAGTATTAGAGCGACTATCATATAACGTTGTATATTTATAGTGTGAAGCGATAAAATGACCGAGCTCATGTGCTAAGTGAAAGGCTTCTGCTCTGTCCTCATGTAATTTTTCGTTTAAAAATACGATTCTTGGCTTAGGGTAATAGAATCCAGATTCTTCCATTTCCATATAAACCAATTTTAAATTATAATCACTTAGCAATTCTTTCAGTTTTAAATACATACCAACTACCACTCCAATTACTCGTTTTCTTCCAAAGCTTTAGCAATAGCAATTGCTTTACGCATTGTCTCCTTTGAAATTTCTTTTCCATCAAATGAAAATACAGTATCATCTTCTGATAAATCTACTCTCTTCGATATGTTCTTATTCTCTCTTCCGAGTAAGTAGTCAACAGATACATCGAAGTAGTCTGCTATGCGACTTAATTCATCTGAATTAGGAGTGTTTACTCTCCATTTTGCAAGATAACCGTTCGAATATCCTAAATTCATTTCTAATTGTCTAATCGATAACTTTTTTTGCTTTGCCAATTCTTTTATTATTTCATAAGAATTCATTGATTTATCAACCTTTCTAAATGCTTACAAAAAAAGTTTAGAAAAATAAGCAGAATTTAGTTGATTAATTCTGAATAATAAGCTATACTATTTTTTGTAAACGAGTTTAACAACTAAAAAGACAACAAAAAATATTATTGATAATAAAACGCCTACCGCCAAGAAAGCTTTTAAATCAATATATTAATGCCTTATTTAACTATGCTCATAGTATAGAGTAATACTCAGCGTATGTCAACTAAATATAGAAAATAGTTGTTAAATTTGTTTACAAATTTATAGAAGGGAGAAAAATCATGGCAAATGTTCAAGAAACACGTCAAAAAATTTTAGACCATTTTAAATCTAACGATTGGGAAATTCCTGATGTAGCGAGTGCGTTAGGGATTACAGAACAATATCTACGAAAAATCCTAAACAATCCAGAAAAACATCTGAAACAAATGACCGATATTATTGCTTATTACAAAATCAGATAGGAGGTGTAAAAAATGGAAGTGATTTTAACTCCAGAAAATGAAGCTTCTCTAAGAGATTTTGTACACGGAATTATTGTTGATGAAATAGAAAAAGCACGAAGAGATACCGCAGTTGATAAGCGAGTCTTAAATCAAACAGAGATTGCAAAATATTTCAATGTTTCCACAACAACAATAAGGGAATGGGAGAAGCTAGGGCTTCCGCATGGATCAGTAAGTAAACAAGGGAAGTTCTACGACAAAGAAGAGTGTCGCAGATGGCTTCTATCACAAAAAAGATAAATCTTGGGCAAGCGAAATTTAGGGAGGAAATAATATGAAAAAAATATATCACTTAAGACGTATAGCGGCACTGTTGATTGTGTTCGGACTAGGTCTATTGGTAGGTGGAAATATTGGACCATTAATCCAAAACATTTATATAGCGGTTTTTATCATTTGGCTTTTAATTTATGATTTAGCGCTGGAAGATCGCGAGGTGAAGTAAATGAATGTCTTCGACGTAATAGGAATAGTCGCAATTCCAGTAGCTATCTTATGTTTTCATAATTGGGTAATTAGTGAGCGATTAAGTGAAGCTGAAAACCGAATAAATAGTTTAACCATTCAACAAATGAACTCACGACCAACATTACAAGATAGTAGGACAGGAGCTGTTTTACCAACTCGACAACAAGCTATACCACCACGTATGAAAACTAAGACTAAATCGGTTTTGAATGAGCATGAAACTGAAATGGTTAAAGAAGTAGTGCTAGAAAAAATCGATGTATTGAAGAATAATTTGCAATTTATGCAATCTAATCAACGTAAACACAATAGCATTTATACATTAAATCAGCTTGAAAGACAATTGAATTTGTATGAAAGAATTTACAAAAAGGTGTCTGATGATGAGGAATGAAAAGATGGAACAATAAATAAAGACCCACTTCGACGGCCATCAAAGTAGGTCAGTTACAAATATCAAATTCAAGGAGAGTGTACCACATGAATAGAAAAATTGAAAGAATGATTATTGAACTTGAAAAAGAATGTAAGGCACAGAATGTTGAACTTCTTCTATGTGCTACAAATTTTGAAACAGGCCAAGGAAGTACTGCGTTTTGTGGTTCAGTTATCGGGTTAGCTATACTCTTGCAAAAACTTGTAGGTGATCTAAAAGAGCAATTAAGTATAAGCGAATCTTGTGATTGTCCAGAATGCGTAGCAGAAAAAGCCGAAGATGCTGCAAATGAAAAATCTATGGATGAACTACTAACTGCATTTTTACGAGGTGAACTGCAATGATTGAAGTAAGAGGTTTAAGTGATGATGTTTACGAATTAATGTTAGCGAATGCTCAAAATAGAATTGTTCAATCAATTCGAACTGCAGCAACAAATGGTAATACAAGTTGTGTGGTGAATAGTAAAGGTCTTACATCAACGTTTTTATCTCAATTAGAAACAGAAGGATTTGATCACGTTGAACTTGAAGAAAACAAAACGAAAATATTCTGGGAGTGGTGAAAATGCCTGAATTTGATTCATTAGGAGCTAGACAAGAGCCGCCAGAAGAAAAAGAAGCATTAGAGCCAACATGGGAATATGACGAAGAAGAGGAGAATGGCAATGAGTAACGATTTAACACAAATAACACAACGATCTTTAGATGAACAAGTCATCGGAAATTTGAATAGATTGCAAGAGCAGGGATTAGAAATGCCACCAGGTTATAGTCCACAGAATGCATTGAAAAGTGCTTTCTTTGAACTAACCAACAATTCAGGAGGGAACCTTCTTCAGTTGGCAGCTAACAATCCAGAAACTAAAACATCTATTTCTAACGCCTTGCTTGATATGGTCATCCAAGGATTATCGCCAGCAAAAAAACAATGTTATTTCATTAAATATGGAAATAAAGTTCAGCTTATGCGCTCATATTTCGGAACCATGGCTGTATTAGATCGAGTAACAGGAGGGGCAGAAATCACGCCTGTTGTAGTAAGGGAAGGCGATGTATTTGAAATTGCTATGGACGGTCCCGACTTAGTTGTTGCTAAACATGAAACATCCTTCGAAAACCTAGACAACGACATTAAGGCTGCTTATGTGGTCATTAAGCTAGCAAATGGTAAAGAAGTAACAACGGTCATGACAAAGAAACAAATTGATAAATCATGGAGCAAAGCAAAAACAAAAAATGTTCAGAATGATTTTCCAGAAGAAATGGCAAAAAGAACTGTCATCAATCGAGCTGCTAAATATTTAATCAATACTAGTAACGATAATGATTTATTTGTGCAAGCTGCTAAAGACACGCTCGAAAATGAATTCGAACGAAAAGATGTGACACCAGAGCGAGAAGAACAAACAGCGGTACTCGAAGAAAAAATATTTACCAACAATAAAAAAGTTATTGAGCAAGAAAACGATATTGAACAAGCCAAACCAGTTGAAAAAGATGATTTAACGAAAGTGGCGGACCAAATTTTAGAAGAACCAGTTCAGGAAACTTTAGATGTGATGGCTGGTTATGAAACCAATCAGAAAGAGAGTGAAGCTGATGTCTCAACGATTGAAGAAGACGATTATCCTTTCTGATGAAAATTATTATTCACAAGAAGCGGACCTAGCTTATATGTCTGTCTCTCAATATAAAAAATTTCTTGAATGTGAAACTGCAGCTCTTGCCAAGTTAAAAGGTGAATGGACACCAGAGAGTGATCCAAAAGCCTTGCTAGTTGGTAATTATGTTCATTCTTACTTTGAATCACCAAAAATTCATGAAGCATTTAAAGAAGAAAATAAAAGCAAGATGTTTTCTTCAAGAAAACCGTTTGGTCTACTGAAAGATTTCCAAATTGCGGAGCAGATGATTGAAAGATTAAAACAAGAAGAAGCCTTTTTAAATATTTATCAAGGCGAAAAAGAAGTGATTGTCACAGGTGAAATTGGCGGTGCAATGTGGAAAGGGAAAATCGATTGTTTAAATTTAGAAGAAAAGTATTTTGTAGACATCAAAACAACCAAAGATATGCATGAGAAGAAATGGGATGAACGTTTAAACAGAAAAGCAAACTTCATTGAACGCTTCGGTTACGTGTTACAAATGGCTGTTTATTGCGAACTGCTTCGGCAACAATATGACAAAAATTTTCTTCCTCTCATTGCAGCCGTTTCGAAACAAACACCTAGTGAAGCAAAACTAATCACTCTTAGCGAAGAAAAAATGATTTACGAATTAGAAGAATTAAAAGAAAACATCGAGCATGTTGTGCGAGTGAAAAACGGCGAAGAAGAACCAGTTAGTTGTGGGATTTGTGAATATTGTAGAGGACACAACAAAATTACAAATTTTACCAGTATGGACGATTTATAGGAGGTGCATAACGAATGAATACTGGATATATAAAATTGTATCGGAAAGTGACCAATTCATTCGTTTGGACCAACGCTAATATGTTTAAACTTTGGTCTTTATGTTTAATGAAGGCGAGCCATAAAGAAAGTAGATTTATTTTTAATGGTCAAGAGATAGCCGTGTCCAGCGGTCAATTCGTCACAGGGCGCGCCGTTATTGAGAAAGAGTTCAATGAAGGTGTTCCACGTGACCAACAGATTGTCGGGCGTACGTTATGGAGATGGTTAAAAAAATTTGAAAACGAGCAAATGTTGTCCATCTCATCAACCCCGAAATACAGCGTTATAACAATAAATAATTGGGATGACTATCAAGTCAATGACCAACAAGTGTCCAACAACCGTCCAACAAGTGTCCAACAGTTGTCCACATACAAGAATGAAAAGAATGATAAGAATGAAAAAAATATTAATAATAACAATAAAGGGTCGTCCATTCGTTCAATTTGGGAAAATAACGGATTTGGATTGATGTCGTCTAAAACCATGACTGATTTTGATTATTGGATTTCTGATTTTGAAAAAATCGGAGCTAGTCAAAAAGATGCTGAACAATTAATTGTTAAAGCTATTGAAATTGCTATTGATGCAAACGCAAGAAATTATAACTATATCAATGCCATATTGAAAGATTGGGAACAAAGAGGATTCAAATCTGTTGAGGAACGAGAAGCGGCAAGGAAGCAAAAGAAAACAACCAAACAACAGAAATCAAACACAGGTCATTCGGATTACGATGATCTTGGATTTTAGGAAGTGAAAGAATGCAGTCAGCATCAGATGGATTTTCAAAAATGATTAAAACGTTGCTTTATATCACGCCTGATCCATGTCCAGAGTGCAATGGAAATCTTTATGCTTGGCGTGCAAAAAACAAGGATGGGTCCGATAGATGTCCGCCAACTTGCATGGAATGTGGATATAAAGCACGCAAAAAAGCCGAAGATCTCGAAACAGAGAAAATGTTTAACGATAGTTTGAAAGCTAGAGCGATTAATTACCTGAAATATAGCTCGCTTTATACCGACAAAAATTTAATTAATTGTCGTTTTAAAACATACAAAACAGTAGACACAGAAACCAAGCTTGCTTTTGAAATTGCCAATCGAGCCACAACTGAAATTCTTTTGAATAAACCAATTCATATGATTCTTTCAGGCAAAAGCGGTGTTGGTAAAAGTCATTTAGCTATGTCAACGGCTTGGGAAGTGTTGGAGAAATCAAACTATGATAAACGCTGCCTGTTCATTAGCTATGCGGAACTCTTAGAACAGCTAAAATTTGCGATGAAAGATGAACAAGCCAGAAAGGCAATAACAGGAACCTTAATGGCAGAGATAAAAAGCGCTGATTTAGTTGTTTTGGACGACTTAGGAGCTGAGTTAGGCGTTAAAGGTAATGACAGTACCAACTTTAATAACGACACCTTAAATCGCATTGTAGAAGCTCGGCAGAATAAAGCAACAGTATTTACAACCAATTTAACAGGTAAAGAAATGAGCCAAGCTTATGGGGAGAGAATCCTTTCTCGCATCATGAGTAATTCACAAGGTTTTGTGATGAAAATTGAGGGGACATCAGACAAACGAGTAGCAGGTATCTAAAATATTATTTTTAGCGAATATATTCAGCGTAGAGCAGTTTTACAATCAAGTGAATATAAATAGATATAAAGAAAGAAAAACGGCTTAAAACGCATTTTAAAGCCTTAAAAACAAATTGATAGAAAGGGGAATCATTCAATGCCATATGTAGTGAAAATTTCAGCCTATCTTGGCAAAGATGGTCGACCAGTAGCCAATTTAAAAGATGCTGTGCTATTTGAACAAAAAGAGACAGCAGCTATCGCAACAATCGTATCTGGCGGAACCGTTTCAGAAGTAAAGGAAGCCATCATAATGCCAGAAAAACCGAAGAGGCACACAGTAAAAGCTACCAAAGTAGACTTTAAAAAGGAGCCAATCGAAAAAGTAACAAAAGATAACCAAACTTGGATGAAAGGGGCTAAATAAGAATGAAGTGTGTTAGATGTCAAGATCAGCGTGTGATTTGGGGCAAAGATAGATTTAATTATGCAACGCCCGTTCCATGTCCTGAATGCAATAAAGATGGAAAAGCAGTTCGAGCGGAAACTGCGACCAAGGAAAGGGAGTTAAAACAATGCAATCCCCCACAGCCCTAAATAAGCGAGGAAATAAAGTCACGATTGATGGTTACACATTTGATAGCCAGAAGGAAGCTAACTTTTATACAAAGTTTGTCAAAAATTGTGGGTTACCTTTTGAAGTTCATCCGCGTTTTAAACTAACCGAACTTACACCAACTGCGGATGGTATAGGCAAAATTTCGGCGATAGCTTATTCACCTGATTTCATCATAAAAAACTTAGATGGAAGTTGGAGACATGTTATTGACATTAAAAACTCTTTTGGCGTGTATGGCATTGACCAATCCGTTAAGCTTCGTTTTCGTCTATTTGCCCTTAGATATGGTCATCCAGTTGAAGCGATTGTTGTTCGTGCTAGAGATTTTAAAGTGATCACACAAGGCGTAACTAAGCCTTTAAACGAAAAAAGACCATTCATAACCGATAATTTCGATTACGAATGGAAAGATGCAACTAATTATTAAACGAAAGTAGGAAAATAAAATGACAAAACAAGTAAATTTCAGACCAGAAGTGAAAAAAGTGACATCTAAATCAAACGGAAATATCGAAGTACTATTAGTGGTTAGCAACGCTTCATTAAAAGGGAAATATGAAAGTTTAAACGAATTTTTAGGCAAAACAGTATCAACGACTATTGAGCCAGAAACTGTTGAGTATAAGGTGCCAGTTAACAAGCAAACTAATAAGCCGAATGTCGAATACGTTGTAAATAACGATGGAACAGTTGAAGTTCTAAAAGAAGAACAAACTTCTTTAGAAATGGGCGATGATGTGCAAGAAGTCGAAGAAGTTGCTGTGCAAGTATCAAAAGAAACCATTGACGAATTCATCAAGAAAGCAACGACTATCGAATGGCCAGAATCAGTAACAATCAACGTTCGTGGCGTATTGCATCGAATCGATGAAGGGGAAGCGCTAGAAGAAATTGCGGCTGATCATGATGTTTCAGTTGAAAATCTAATCAACCAAGTTGAACTAGCACGCCAACACTTTGCACCGTTTGCAGATTCTTGGAGCAAAAACAAAGAGAACATCATTTTCCCTGAAAAGACAGTTGAAGATGATGAAGAAGAAATCGAAGAATAATCTCGTAGAAAGTGAGTGTTCATTTTGCTGGAGATTTATTATACGCCAACATCCGCAATTATTGCAGATGCATTGGCTAAAACATATGAAGTCGTTTCTTTAGACAAAGCTAGAAATATTGCGAAGAAATTTAAGGCTAGTTTAAAGCAGAAAACAGACCTTTATGTAATTGAAAGTATTTTGATTGATGCTGGTTATAAAAAAGAGCCAGTGAATTTGTAGAAGGGAGTGGAGGTTTGGTCGACCACAAAGAATTCTTTACTCCTTTGAAATGATGAAAATACTAGAATTATTCGCTGGTACACGCTCGATAGGAAAGGCGTTTGAATCACAAGGGCATGAAGTCTTTAGTGTCGAGTGGGATAAGAAACACAAAAATATTGATTGGTATGCTGACATTGGAAAAATATCTGCAGTGGAAATTTTGGATAAGTTCGGCAAACCTGATGTGATATGGGCTAGTCCTGACTGCACAAGCTACAGCATTGCTGCTATTTCTCATCACAGAAAAAAAGAAAGTGATGGAAACCTTGCGCCAGTTTCAGATTATGCAAAATTCTGTGATGAAGTGAATCAACATGTTTTGAAATTGATTGAGGAATTAAATCCGAAATATTGGTTTCTTGAAAATCCTCGTGGAGGAATGCGCAAAATGAACTTTATGAAAGATTTACCAAGATACACAGTCACATATTGCCAATACGGCGATACCCGAATGAAACCCACCGACATTTGGACGAATCACCCAAGCCCTCGATTCAAGCCGATGTGCAAGAATGGGGCACCGTGCCATGTGTCGGCGCCAAGGGGTAGCAAGACTGGCACTCAAGGGTTAAAAGGTAGCGTTGAAAGGTCCAGGATCCCAGAAAAATTATGCAAGCACATTGTAAGCATTTGTGAAAAATAAATAGAAAGGAGCGGAGATTTGCGGCCGCATAAAAAGCTTTTTGCTCCTTCAAAACAATGAAATTAACAACAGAAAAAATAAATGAACTGCTAGGTGTTGATGATGCCTACAAAGCGCCAGAAGCGCTCATGAATATATTGCTAAATCGTGATAAACGAGAAATCGTGTTTAACAAATTTTTAGAAATAGAAAAAGATTTAACTTTCGATTGGTTTCACGAATATTTTCAAGACGAACATGCAGATAGAAAAGTTAAGAAACAAGATTTCACACCAAATTCAATTGGAGAAGTGATTGCAAAAATCGTAGGACCTGGAAGTGGATTGACACATGAAGTAGCTTCTGGGACAGGTGGAATGATCATACAAAAATGGCGAGCAGACAGACTATCTATTGGTTTTTTTGAATATAAACCATCAATGACTTTTTACGATTTAGAGGAGTTATCTGATAGAACCATTCCGTTCCTGATCTTTAATTTGGCCATTCGGGGCATGAATGCCACCGTAGTCCACGGTGATTCGCTAGACAGAAAAATAAAACAGATTTACTTTTTACAAAATTCAAAAGATGATTCGTTGGCTTTTAGCGATGTAAATGTTATGCCGCATAGCGATGTGGTCACAAAAGAGTTTCAAGTCAGAGAATGGTTAGAAGAGGCTATCGACCACATCGAAAGTCCCAGCGTGTTAGGAGGAGAAAACGAATGAGCAAACGTCCCAGACTTTTTGCAGGCTATTTTTTAGAATGGATTGAAACTTACAAAGTAGGTGCAATTAGAGATATCTCAGTTAGTAAATATTATATAGCCCACAAACACCTTACTGAAATTTGCCCTGATTTAACGATAGATAAATTAGATAGAAAGGCTTATCAAAGCATTCTTAACGAATACGCTCTGACACATGAGCGGCAGACAACAATGGATTTCCATCACCAAATTGGCAGCTGTGTAAGAGATATGTATCACGAAGGACTAATTAAACGTGATCCAACCTACAAAGCGATTATCAAAGGAATACCGCCGAGACCAAAAAAGAAAAAATTCTTGCAAAAAGGCGAACTACAAAAGCTGTTGAAATCACTAGAACTTGGCGAAGGGATAAATATGGATTGGTTTATTTTACTGGTTGCAAAAACAGGAATGCGCTTTGCGGAAGCCATTGCGTTAACACCAGCTGATTTTGATTGGACCAGAAATACCGTCAGCATTAATAAGACATTGAACTATAAAAATTCTACAATGTTTTTTCAGGATACGAAAAACAAAAGTTCTGTTAGAACGATAAGCATTGATTGGCAAATAGTTGGTCAGTTTAAACCGCTCATTGAAAATTTACCTCAAGATGAATTGATTTTTGTAAATCGAGATGAAAAGACAGGCAAATATAAACGAATTTTCAATTCAACATACAATTCCCACCTGATCAGAAAATGCAAAGAATCAGGAATCACTGTCATCACAATGCACGGACTTAGACATACACATGCAAGTATTTTACTCGCTGACGGGGTGTCAACTCATAGCATAGCTAAACGTCTAGGTCATTCAAGCGTAACTACTACTCAAGAAACATACATGCATATCATTGATGAATTGCAGAGTAAAGATGATGAAAAGATTCTTGGTGCATTGATGCAACTTTCCTAGTGTGGTGATTTCATGTATAGAAAATGGACAGAAGACGAACTAGTGTATTTAGAGTATTTCGTTTTTGAAAACGATACTCAGCTAATTGAAGCTTCTAAGTACTTGAACAGAAGCATCAATGCGATTAGAAAAAAATTGTGCAAAATGCGAAAAGAAGATGATTTTAGATGCTACATGCACCGTCTATGGTCTGAAAAAGAGGATGAGTTCTTAAAAAAGCACTATCTATCTATGAAAAATAAGTATATAGCTGATAGGTTAAATCGTACAGTTGGAGCTGTTGAGTTTAGGGCTAAAAAATTAGGGCTGACAAAGCACAAGAAGATTAAAGAGCTAGATACAGAAATCCGACGTTTGATTGACGAAGATTACTACCTCAGCCAAATATGCACAAAATTAAACATTAAGATGTCGTCTCTAATCGCACATTGCCAACGTGAAAAAATCCCTTATAAAAAAATGCCTAGAACTGAGTATAAAAACTATGGTAAACACGTTTGGAATGTGCAAGATAAAGTGAGATTCCAAGAATATTTAAGCAAACAAGAGTTGAAAGCGAGTGAAGAAGATGATTCCAAAGTTTAGAGCAAGAGATGAACGAGGTAGCGTTGACTTTTAAAACCAATAAAAAAAGCCGGATTCCTCCGACCGTTGGTAATATTCTCGACACGAATATTATACCATAAACGGGGGAATCAAAGGATGGTACTTTTTGACGTAAAGAAATATGAAACACCAGATGCAAAGGACGTAGATATGGAACAAACAAAACATAATGTCAGTGTGTTCCTATCTGCCTATCTTGCTGCTAGATGTCGTGTTGGCCAGCCGAGGGAACCAAAAGTAACAGCTTCATTCTCTTTGGTTCCACCATCAACGGCCAATAACGTTTTCGAAGCCGAACAAATGTTGATCCAGAAAGAAGAAGCACAAGAAGAGTTTGATTATCTTCATAAGCTTTTTGTTAGAGGTTATTCTGCGATTCAGCATCCGCACAAACCAGATGTAACGGAGAGAAGAAAAAGAATCTTCTATGACCGCTATATCAACGGCAATCCAATCTATCTAGCGGCACAACGAAACTGTATCAGTGAGGAATCAGTAAAACAAGAATCTAATATGATCATTGTTCAATTTGCTTCGGCACTGGAACTGGTTGCTTTTAAGTAGCCATTTATTACACTTTTTATACCTCTTTTATACACTTTATCTACACTTCATATACCTTTGAAACGAGTTATTATGATAGTGTCAAAAAAATAAGAAATGCGACACACTTACACAAATACATTAACGGAACGATTGCCTACTTATTTTTTTGATTTGAGATTACAAGGAAGTAAAAAAATTCTACTTTCTTCGTTTAGTCACTTGTGATCTCATTTAGATTCTCTCGCAAACCACCAATTATAAAACTAAAGAAGTGAGGTGAATTTCCTCTCTCTTTTTTCTACAGGTTTGCGAGAGTTAATGGAGCATAGCTTAATCGGTAGAGCAGCGATCTCCAAAACCGTTAGTATAGGTTCGAGTCCTATTGTTCCAGTAAGTGGCATAAGCTACTTAAATAAAAAATCGTCAATAAGTCAAATGTAACTACCTTTACGATCAGATGACGGTTAAGATTTTCTCTCCTATCCTAGACTCCGCGTAAGAGTGCAGTCTTTTTCTTATTCTTTTTTTCAAAAATCTATAGTATTATAGAGAAAAAAAGAATGAGGTTATACATGATGAATATACAATACATTGGATTCAATGAAGAAAATTTCGCAAGTGATATTATTACTTGTTCATCTATCCTAAGTCCAAAAGATTTTGATGATTATGATTTAAACTTTATAGATTTGGATAGTGAAGAATTATGGTCTGTACTAGAAAATAGCTTCTATCAATACGGAACGAAATATGCTAACGATTTTGTAACAATTCGCAAATTGATAGATAACTCTAAACAGAATTTAGTAATTTCATTACCTAAGAATCAAATCTATCAGTACGGATTAAAAGATTATCTTGAAAAAGTTCATAAGGGCATCGATTTATTATCTGGTATTACTATTGAGCTAATGTATGGTGCAACTCAAACTAAGGTCAATAAAGGAACACTTAGCTCTGATTTTACAATTATGAATGATTCGACTTATTATAGCACGTTAACCCAATCTATTAGGAGTAAAAAAGCTACTACAATAAACAGTGGTAATATCTTCGTGACAACACTAAGCATAAACAATTCAAAAGAACTAATGGATTTTTTAACTGAATTAAGATTAATCAAAAGTAAAACTGAAGAGATCCCAGAATGGATGGGGGAGGTTAAGATGTTCGATGACGTTAAACAGCTTGAAACTATTCAAATGACAAAACAAGAAATATCTGATCTTGAAGATAGAATAGAGAAGGCTGAAACACAATTGAATGAGAATAAACGGATGAAATCTATTTTATATACTCAGTCTGATGAATTGGTTGAAGTTGTTTTTGAAATATTCAAAGAAATGCTAAATGTTGATTTATCAAGATTTGAAGATAAGAAAAAAGAAGATATTTCATTTTCTATAGGGAATAATGTTTTTATTGGAGAGATAAAAGGTAAAACAAGCAATGTAAAAACGTCTTTTTTATCTCAATTAGATAATCATTTCACGAATTTTATAGAAGACCATCCAGAAATCCCGGAAGAAAATATCTATAAATTGTTAATTATTAATCATCAAAGGAATAAAGCATTAAGCGAAAGAGATCCGGTGGATCAAAAACAGATTGATATTGCTAAAGGGAAATATGGCTCTCTTATTATAGAAACAAGTGAACTATTAAAATTATTAGAAAAGTATAGGGAAAATAATCTTTCTAGGGAAACAATTGCTGAATTGATTACGCAAAAAGGATTATTGAAAGTGGAATAATACAGACGTGAAATCAAACATTGTTTTACAATAATGATTACACCTATGTACAAAAAGATCACACATTCTAGTGATCTTTTTTTGTATATAAAAAAACACTAGAAATGGGAACTATTGGCTAGGTAGCATTCGTGCAAAAATTGTTGGTTGCTACTTACAAAAAGAATCTTCTACCCATAAATAGTATAGCAAAAAGTAATTTGCTGAATAAAATACATAAAAACAATTAGGAGAGAGAGTATGAAAAATTATTTGTTTGTATCGTTAACACGTAAATATCCGCCACCGAACCACTTGCTCGATGCATCACGTGTTGTAATATCTGTGAGAATAAAGAAGAATGCATCCATTGTCGAAACGATGAGAGAATCTACAACAAAAGAGATTGATGCGGCCTATTACGGCGTCGGTTGTTGGGAAGATAAACATATACAAGAGAATATAAAGAAGTACGTGAGGTGATAACAAATGAGTAAAAAAGAACAGATTAAAAAACAGCAGGCACAGTTCTTAGAGATCATGAAGAAGGTTCGTGAGGAGAAAGATATAGATGCGCTTGCAGAATTGTTTATTGAAATCATTTCGGTATATGGGCTGAAGATGGATGAGACATCAGCATTACTTTATTACGTTCAGAAAGAAACACTTGAAGCAGATCACAATGCACAGTTCTTAAAAGAACGATTGAAACTTGATGTTAAGTCGCTAGGTATTGAAGGTGTGCTGCAAGTACAACGTGCGTTGGTTAACACTTACCTTTCTAATATTGCCAACAATGATTGATGTATCATCCAAACAAGCACGAGCAAAGTTCTATGGCTCATCAGAGTGGAGAAGATTAAGACAGCAATGTTTAGAGCGTGATCATTACGAATGCCAGTGGTGCAAACAAGAAGGTAAGTTAACAACCCAGTATGATTCTATTCTTGAAGTGGATCACATTAAAGAGTTGGAACATTATCCGCAGCATGCCTTGAATATAGACAACCTAAGAACATTGTGCAAGGACTGTCATAATAAACGGCACGGTAGATTTAACTATAGAGAATCGAAAAGAAAAAGAAAGTGGGATGATGAATGGTGGTAGAGGACAGTTTCAAATCGTTTGATAAAGTAAGTTTTGATTTGTCGAATCAATCAGATGCAACTAGTTATTTCGTAACGATTCTTATTCCTGAGGGTTACTTAAACGAATTCGTTAGCGTTTATAGTGAAAATAATCCATTGAAAGAACATTTTGGAGTCGTGGGAGAAACACAGCTTAAAACTAAAGAAAGTGGTGGACAGCATACCCCCCATCGAAATATTTTGCCCTAAAGTGGGGACTGCGGGAACCGGTGGATGGGGTCAACTGTCTAAAAATATACGTTAAATTTTTTTATAGGGGGGTGATTGCTATTGAAAATGGCAGATTTGAAAAAACAGTTGATGAGTCAAATTGACGAAAACGATCAACTAGAAGTTGAAAAAGTCGAGAGATATCTTGATTTAGTAAAGCTTTATAAAAAAATGAATTCGTCTATTTCTAAGTATGGAACGATTGTAGAGTTTGAAAACGGAGCGCAGAAATACTTAAAAATCAATCCAGCAATCGCCGAAAAAGTTAAAATTTCACGTGCATTGATTGCTTTAGGAAAAGACCTTAACTTAGATGAATCAACAAAAATAGTGACTAGCGTTGATGATGATAATTATAGCGAGAGTGACTTAGTATGATTAAGCAAAAACATGTCGATTACTATATACAACAATATAAAAAAGGTGAAATAAAACTTAATAAAGAAAGAATTCAACTAATAGAGTATCTAGAAAGAGATATACTTTCAAGAGATGATATATATTTTAATGACAAAATGATAGACGATTGTATCAATTATGGTGAGAAATGGTTTTTTGAATTACAGCCATTTCAAAAATTTTTGATTGCTTTCGTCTTTTTGTATTTTAAAAAGAATAACAGAAATTTTTATCGTAAATTTCTGTGGATGTTTGGCCGTGGTGGTGGTAAAAATGGGCTTCTTTCTGTCGTTCTTAATTTTTTACAAACTGAATTACATGGAATTCTAGATTACAATATTTCGATTGTTGCAAATTCAGAAGATCAAGCAAAAACTTCTTTCGAAGAGATTTATAATACAATCAAACGAAATAAAACACTTCAAAAAGCTTTTGAGTATGGAAAAACAGTTATAACCTCTAAAAAGACTGGCAGCTATATAAGATTTAGAACGTCGAATGGCGATACTAAAGATGGTTTAAGAGATGGAGCGGTAGCTTTCGACGAAATTCATCAATACCCTTCGAACAAAGATGTAAAAGTGCATATTTCTGGATTAGGAAAAAAGCCGAATCCTAGAGAATTTTATGTAGGAACAGATGGATATGTTCGAGAGGGATTTTTAGATTCTCTTAAAGAAAAAGCCAAAAGAGTGTTAAACGGTTCTAGTCGACCTAATGCTATTTTCCCTTTTATTTGCAAATTAGATTCAGAAGACCAAGTGACAGAATCAGAAAACTGGGAATTAGCAAATCCGATGTTTCATCAACCTTTATCAGAGTATGCCGAGAGCCTTTTAGAAACTATTTTTGAAGAATACGAAGACTTAGAGGACGATCCGTCAAATAGAGAAGAATTTATGACTAAGCGGATGAATTTACCAGTTACAGATTTAGAAAGATCAGTGGCTAGTTACGAAGAAATAATGGACACCAATCGTCCTTTACCAAGTTTAGAAGGTAGACAAGCAATTGGATGTTTGGACTTTGCCAGCTTGCGAGATTTTGCGGCATGTGGTCTTTTATTTAAAGATAGGGATGACTATGTTTTTAAAACACATTCATTTGTTAGAAAGCAATTTGCAGACATATATTATGGATATTCCAGGAAAGCATCAGAACAAACAAAAGAACGATTCGCACCGATAAAAGAATGGGAAAACAGAGGATTATTATCTGTAGTTGATGGAGCTACAATTGAACCACAAACAGTTGTCGATTGGTTTGTTGAACAACGATATAAATACGGAGTTACAAAAATTGTTGCCGATAATTTCAGAATGGATGTATTGAGACCGTTACTAATAGCTGCGGGATTTGAAGTGGTTGTGATAAAAAATCCTAGAGCAGTCGATAGTTTACTTGCACCGAGAATAGAAACGGCGTTTGCTAATAGACACATCATTTTTGGAGAAAATCCGTTAATGCGGTGGTACACGAATAATGTATTAGTAAAGACCAACAATGATGGAAATAAGACGTACTTAAAAAAAGAAGAAGTCAGAAGGAAAACAGATGGATTTAAAGCATTTGTATGCGGTATGTATTTAGCAGATGAACTCACAGATTATAATTTTGAAGATGCATTCGATATATTAGAAGAATTAGACTTTTAAGAGGTGATAGTTATGTATAAACCACAATACCTAAATATTGTTAGGGCAACGAAATCAGCTTATGGAAACAATATTGCATATTTCAAAAAGACATTCGTTACTCATAACGGCTATAAATGGGATGTGCCAGCAAAAAAAGAAAATAAATCGGGTCGTCATTTTTTAGGAAAAATAAAATAAATAGTACTAGATGTCGACGGAAAGGGGGTGAATGAGTGAGTTTATTTGACTTGTTAAAAGGTACGTCAGCTAAAAACAAAGCTATTCAAGAAATGTTGGATTTTGAGTTTATAAACGACGTATCTACTAGAGCATACTTAAAGCGCTGGGCTTTAGATTCTGTTTTAAATTTTGTCGCTAGGACCATGTCAACAATGCAGGTACAAATAAGAGGTGCCACGAAAGAAGAATGGGACTATCTACTAAACGTACGCCCCAATAAAGACATGTCAGCGAATGATTTTTGGCAAAAGTTCTTTTATACACTTTTAAAAAATAACGAAGTGCTAGTAGTTGTTTCCGATGATAATCAGTTATTAATTGCAGATGATTTTTATAGGAATGAATATGCACTATACGAAGATACATTCTCGGAAGTGACTATAAAAAACTACACCTATCAGAGAAATTTTAAAATGTCGGAGGTTATTTACCTTCAATATAACAATGAAAAATTAGATAAGTTCACCGATGGTCTTTTTAATGATTATGGTGAACTTTTTGGTCGTATCTTAGAAGTTTCTATGCGAAATAATCAAATTCGAGCAGGTGTTTCCATTGATCAAACAGGTAGTTATGGAGATAAAAAGGACGGAAACGGAAGAACCGATCAAGAAAAAATACAGGCATTCGTTAATAAGATATACAAATCTTTTAGAAATAACTCAGTAGCAATAGTTCCACAACTGAAAGGTTTTAAATACGAAGAGTACACAAATAAAACGGGCTCGTCTAATCAATCTTTGGAAGAATTGGACCAAATGAAAAAGTCATTAATCAATGATGTTTGTCGTGCCATTGGTGTTCCTTCTGCATTAGTACATGGAGAAATGGCCGATCTAGAATTTAATCTAAAAGCCTATCAAAAACTTTGTATTACTCAATTGAAGGACAAACTACAATCAGAACTTAATAATAAAGTTTTGGAAAAATATGAGTACCAACAAGGTGTACGAGTGGTAATCATGAATGTTCTTAAACGTGATCCGTATGAACAAGCTGTACAAATTGATAAATTAATTGCTTCTGGAGTATTCACGCCTAACCAAGTGTTAATTGATTTTGAGTATGAAGAATCAGAGGAAGCATTTATGAACGAGCACCATATTACTAAAAACTATGAAAAATTGAAAGGGGGTGAAGATGAAGATGACAGTGAAAATCAAAGTTAATGGGCCAATCATTTCTAATGATGATAAATGGTTCTATGAGTTGTTTGACATGGAAGCAACATCCCCGAACGATGTTTTAGATTTGTTACCTGCAAATAATGAAGATGTTGAAGTGACTATCAATTCATATGGCGGGCTAGTGGACATGGGGAATGAAATTTATACAGCTCTGCGTTCTTATGAGGGGCATGTGAAAGTTAACATTGTAATGGCTGGAAGTGCTGCAAGTATCATTGCGATGGCTGGTAAAACAGTTGCTATTAGCCCAGTTGGTCAAATTATGATTCACAATGTCGCAATGGGGGCTGGCGGCGATTATCATACAATGGACAAAGCAAGCGAAATTTTACAGAAAGCTAATAAATCTTTAGCTAATGCGTATGTTTCAAAAACAGGTAAGGCCAAAGAAGAAATTTTAGCGTTGATGGATAAAGAAACATGGTTAACCGCAGAAGAAGCTGTTGAAAATGGTTTTGCGGATGAAATCATGTTCGAAAATACCGAACGCCCATTATTAGTTGCTGATGGTGGAAGTGGTCTTATTTCAAAAGAAATTATCAATGAAGTGAAAAAACTAAAAAACCAGCAGAACGAACCAGTAGTAATGGTCAATAAAAAAGAATTAAAAGAAATGATTGCTGAAGCAATCGTAGAAGTGAAGCAAAACGAAATTACAATTGAACAAACTATCGAACCCAAAGAACCCACGAACGAATCGCCGTTTGCTAGGTTCTTATTTTAATACACATTTTTAGGAGGAATTTAAATATGACAATCAATTTAAAAGGAATGGTCAATTATCAAGAAAAGCGTAAAGCTTTTATTGAATCTGTAAAAAATGGTGATCCACAGGAAAAACAAAATGAATTATACGAAGTATCTATGAATGCTTTAGCAGAAGACATGGTAGCAGAGGCTAAAAAAGAAGCTCGTATGGAAGCAGAAGAATTTATCAATGCTTCAAAAATGGATAAAGGCATTACGCCTAAAGAAGTTAAATTCTTTAACGCAGTCACTGAAACAGGCTGGAAAGATGAAGAATTACTTCCTGAAACAACAGTAGACGAAATTTTCAATGATTTAACAAGAGAACGTCCGCTATTAAAAGAATTGGGCTTAAAATATACGGGGTTGCGCTTAAAAATTTTGAAATCTGATCCAAAAGGCGCCATTGTTTGGGGTAAAATTTTCGGCGAAATTAAAGGTCAGTTAGATGCAACCTTCAGCGAAGACGATGCAAAACAAAGCAAAGCAACAGCATTTGTTGTATTACCAAACGATCTATTAGAATATGGTCCTGTTTGGATTAAACGTTATGTAACTACTCAAATTAAAGAGGCATTTGCTGTTGGGTTCGAAGATGCTTTCCTAAATGGCGATGGAAACGATAAGCCTATTGGTTTAACTCGTGACTTAGCAAAGGGAGCTACTTCAAATGGTGTGACTACTTATCCAGAGAAAGAAGCAGCAGGAACTTTAACTTTTGCCAATGAAAAAACAGCGATTAAAGAATTAAAAGAAATGCGTAAATACCATTCTGTTAAAGAAAATGGCAAACGTATTTCTGTCGCTGGTAAAGTAGTTATTGTTGCGAGCCCAGATGAAGCTTTGGATATTGAAACAGAGTTTACTTCTCGTAATGCAATGGGGGACTGGGTTACGAAATTACCGTTTGGATTGCGGATTGTGGAATCTGATTTCCAAAAATCTGGAAAAGTTACCACTTTTGTTAGTGGTCGTTACGATGCTTTTGCTGCAGGAGCATTAGTGATCAAAGAATACGATCAAACATTAGCTTTAGAAGATTGTCGTTTATTCACTGCAAAACAATTTGCGTTTGGTAAAGCACAAGACAACAAAGTTGCAGCTGTATGGACATTATCAATTAATGGAGACCCAGAGACGGGGAAGTAGCAATCCCCGTGATTGAAAAAGTCACGCCAACAACAGACGGGGCTGTTGTAAATCTGAAATAACAGGGGAGGGATTCAATGACTAATGAACAAGCATTAGAGTTAGCCAGTCTGAACCTAGAAAAATTTAAGAAGCGGATGAAAATTTTTGGAACGTCGGAAGATGAATCGTTAACAGAAATTTTAGCCGCTTCTTTTTTGCGCCTTGATTCTTTGATCAATCCAGTTAAACCAGAAAGTGATTTAACCTTCATAGAACTTGTATTTGAGCGTAGCCGATATTCCTATAATGATTCATTAGAGTTTTTCGAAACAAATTTTCAGCCAGATATACTAGTACAATCTTTAAAATATGCGGAGGTGTTTAACGATGATACACCCTAATTATAAAAAGCCTAAAATTAATAGTGGTAGTTTGAAAACACATGTAGAGTTTTGGGGATTTGATCCAAATGATGGACCAGAGCCAGGAGAAGAAAAAAACGAAAAGCTATATGAATGTTTCTCTTTAGCCTACAATCCATCAATGAAAGACATAGAGATATTAAACGCCAAAGGAACTAAAGAAGGGCTGACAATTAAAATCCGTGATCCACACCAAGACTATATCCCAACAAATAAACATAAAGTTATTGTTGATGATTATAGGGTTTTGCCAACTGGAAAAGAATGGGAAATCGTAGACGTTTCACCAGATTTTGAAGATAACCGTTTTATCAAGATTGTTTTAGGGATAACGTCATGAGCGAAGTCACAGGAACTGAAGAGATTATCAAAAATATAGAATCAAAATTGGGGAAAGCAAGAACTAGTCGAATGGTAAACAAAGCTTTAAAAGTCACGGGAGATGAAATAGTTAAAGTGACTAAAAATGCTGTTGCTTATTACAAAGATTCTGGGGCCACCTATGATGAAGTTGTAAAGTCAAACGTAAAAGGTGCTTCCTATGGTATTAAAGAAATTGATGTAGGTTGGCGAGGAGATAAGAGCCGTTGGCGGTTAGTCCACCTGAATGAGTTTGGTTATACAAAAAGCGGCAGGTACATTCGCCCTCGAGGTATGGGAGCGGTGCAGAGGGCTACTGACCAATCAAAAGCAATTGCAAGGAATAAAACACGTGAGGTATTGGAGGAATTAGCCAAGTGAAAGATATGATGATGTTCGTTTATAACGCATTGATTGAAAATGAAACAATTAAAGAGCTTGTGACACCTCAACGAATTAAGTTCTATGAAGTGCCAGAAACTTTAGATACTACCAAGCCCTTCATTATCATTGACAACTTTCTTGGTCCACAAAACAACGCCTATTTTGGCAACAACAAAGCTTTGTCAATTCGCTTCAATTATCAAATCAACGTGGAAAGCATGGACAGAATGGTAACCAAGAAAATTTCTAAAGCAGTTGAAGAAACGATGAAACAAATTGGATTTGGTCGCCTAGATGGTGGCTTAGATCAGTACTTTAACGAAACAAAACGTTTTGTAGATGCAAGACGTTACAGAAAAAATACACAAATTCACGACACCGACTATTAAGTTGGTGTCTATTTTTTAGGAGGAAAAAATATATGCAAACTTATGGATTTAGCAGAATCACTATTCAACAATTGGACAATGAATTAAAGCCAGTCGCTGGTAAGAAACATGTCATTGATGGCAAGCCAAAAGAAGGGGCCGCAGCAAGCTTTGAAATTACAGGACTAACCAAAGAACCGTCAAAAGTTTTCGGATCAAATATTGCATACTACGTGGCACGTAAAGGGCACGGAGATATTGCGGCAAACTTAGGTATCTTAGATGTACCATCAGCCATTGAACATGAAATGTTAGGGCATAAAAAAGCTAGCGAGGAAAGCAAAGTTTATCATATTGGCGAGGATACAGAGCCACCTTACTACGCAGTATTAATCGAATCAGAAGATTTGTATGGCGAAAAACTTGGCTTCGGTATGTATGCAGGCACATTCTCATTAGATGGTGTCAAAGGCGAAACATTAAATGATGACGACTTTACGCCAGAGCCTGGCGAATATGTTTATTCTGCTGTTTCTCGTCAAATTAACGGTAAAAAAGTTACTGTCGGTTTTGCAGATAATTCAGAAGCTCTAGCAGAATTGACAACAGAATTATTTGGTGAAGAAACACCAGCGCCGGAAAAGTAGCAAGCCCCACAGTGGGAGCTGTTACTCCCACCACAGATGGGGCTAATATTGAATTAAGTTAGGAGGACAAGAAATGTCGTTTATTCCACCAGAAAAATTTAGACTTTATAAAAAAGGTGAAACTAATCCTGTTGCAGAAGGTGTTTCACCTTTAGCTATTACAGGAATTGCCGCAAATGCGGATGTTTTAGCAGGTGACTTTACTGTCACAGGTGTTGCTACTGTTAACGGTGAAGAAAAAGAATCTGATCATGTGGATGTACCAGCGTTTAAAACACTACCTATCGCAGTTACTGGAATTACCTTGGATAAGACTGAATTAGCTTTAAAAGTTGGTGAAACAGCAACGTTAACACCTACAGTCATGCCAGAAAACGCAACAAACAAAGCGTATAGATTCAGTTCTGAAGATGCAGCGATTGGAACGGTAACGCCAGTTCAAGGAAAAGTAACAGCCGTTTCGGAAGGTGTTACAAAACTTGTTGGCACAACTGAAGACGGTAATTTTACAGCAGAATGTACATTAACGGTAACAGCAGCAGAATAAAAATTATTGATTAAGGACGGCTTTAGTTAGTCGTCCTTTTTTTGGAGGTTAAAAAATGGAACGCAAAATTGAACTAACTTTACGCATTGATGGCGAAGAAAAAACTTTTACTCAAGACTTTGTGCCTTTCTCAAAACGTAATGACTATATTCGTTTAGAGAAAGAAGTAGAAGAAGCAGCAAAGAAACGTGATAAGGAGCCAATACAAAAAGATTATTTGGATATGCAAATTCAGTTTGTCGCAGATCTGTTTGACGAAAAAGAAGTGACTAAAGAATCAATCATGAATGGATTAGATTCACTAGACATCGAAAAAATTTGGGAAATCATACGGTACCGTGTTTTGGGATTCTCAAAAGAAGATGATGAAGAAGCAAAAAAAGCAATGACGGAGGAAATTTAACTTGGTCCGAACTTTATGAATTACAAGTTGATTTTGTCCGTGATGCGATTACCAATCTTGGTTGGACGATTCGGGATTTCATGAATACTGATTGCTTGGATATTGATGAAATTTTATTGAAGGCACCAAAGAACAAGAAAACTAAAAAGAAAAAACAAGAGGTGCGACCATTAAGTGAATTAGTCAAGCGTGGTGGTGCATAAAGGGAAGGAGGTAACTAAATGAGTGGTGGAACACCGTTAGGGAACATGGTCATAAAGCTAGGCTTGGATAGTTCTGATTTCGGTAGTGGTGCAGCAAATGCTAAAAAAGAAGTTCGCTATTTAGCGAAAGAAATGCAAGCTAATGCAAAAATCGCTGATATGGCGGGCAATCAAATGGGCAAGCTTGGCACTCGTTTTGATGGCTTAACTAAAATCATTGGAGCACAAGAGAAACAAGTTGCTGCGCTGAAAAAAGCTTATGACGAATCTTTTGTAGATGGAAAAGCGACAGAATCTACCAAAAGGCTAGCAACTCAATTGCAAGATGCCAATGGAAAACTAGCAAATTATCGATCTCAATTAATTCAAACAGCTGGTCAGATGGCAGAAATGCAAGTCAAAACCACTGGTGCAACTGGTGCCATTTATAATGCCAGCGAAAAAATGATTTCTAGTGGGCAAAAAATGGAAAAAGTGGGCGGAGCCTTAACAAAAGGTATAACTTTGCCAATTCTCGCAGGAGCTGCAGCAGTAACAACGGCCGCTGTTAAATGGGAATCTGATTTTGCAGGTGTTAAAAAGACCAATGATGAAGTTGTTGATTCGACAGGTAAGGTTGTTTACTCATACAAAGATTTAGAAAATGGTCTTCGTGGACTAGCCAAAGAATTACCTTCAAGTCACGCGGAAATTGCAAACGTTGCAGAAGCAGCAGGGCAGTTAGGGATCAAAACTAAAAATGTAGTTGGCTTCACCAAGACAATGATTGATTTAGGCGAGTCAACGAACATGAGTGCAGAAGAAGCAGCAACTGCTTTAGCTCGATTAGCCAACATTACAGGAATGCCACAAACGGAATTTGACAAGTTAGGTTCTGTGATTGTTGATTTAGGGAATAACTTTGCGACAACCGAGTCAGAAATAACCGCAATGGGGTTACGCCTTGCTGGTGCTGGTCACCAAGTGGGAATGAGTGAAGCTCAAATCATGGGATTTGCGGCTGCATTGAGTTCGGTTGGTATTGAGGCAGAAGCAGGCGGTTCTGCATTTTCTAAAGTGATGGTTGAAATGCAATTGGCTGTAGAAAATGGAGCCAATGCATTTGCAGGGTTAGAGAGTTTAAGCCAACAAACTGGTGTATCTATGGAACAGGTTTCTAGCGCTGTTAGAAATGGCGGTAAAGAGTTAAAAAACACTGCTGGTGCAATGGGGTTAACTAGCAAAGAATTAAAAACAATGCATAAAGAAGCCACCGATGCATCAGGAAAATTAAATGATTTTGCAGAAGTAGCTGGAATGTCTGCTGAACAATTTTCTAAAGCTTTCAAAGAGGATGCTTCAGGTGCTATTATCAAATTTATTGAAGGGCTAGGAAAAACGAAAGAACACGGACAATCTGCAATTGCTGTTTTAGATGATATGGGGATTACCGAAGTTCGTCTTCGTGACAGTTTGCTACGTGCAGCTGGTGCCAGTGATGTATTTAAAAGTGCTGTAGATCGTGGAACTAAAGCATGGGGAGAAAACACCGCTTTAACAGAAGAAGCTAACAAGCGATACGAAACTACCGAATCTCAATTAAAGATGCTTAAAAATGAAGCAGTGGACGTAGGTATCACGTTTGGTGGTCCTTTAGTAAAAGCATTGAGAGATGCGTTGCAAGCGACTAAACCAATGATCAAAACCGTAACGAATTTAGCGGAATCTTTCTCAAATGCTGATCCTAAAACACAGCAAACAATTGTTAAAATGATTGCATTAACTGCTGCAATGGGTCCTGCTATTAAGTTAACAGGTACTTTAACAAAGGGTGTAGGATTTTTAGGCAAAGGCTTTGTTGAAACAATGGCTGCTATGTCTAAAAAAAGAGCAATCGAAGATGTTACAAAAGCTTTTGCAGAAGGTAGTTCGGTTTCTATTGGATTCGGAAAAGACATTGCTTCTTCTGGTTCGGCATTAGGAGGATTGACTGCTAAAATCGGAGGAACCACAACACAAATTGGTTCATTAACTAAAGGGTTTAGTTTATTGAATCCTTGGGTGTTAGGTGCAACTGCAGCGATTGGAGCAGGTGTAGCAGTGTGGAAACTCTGGGGAGAAGAAGCTTGGAATAGTTCCCAACGTGTTAAGCAATGGGGAACTGATGTCGGACGAGAAGTTGACAAAACTTTAAACGGGGTGCAAGACAAAACCAAAGCCGCAAATGGTCAGTTTGGCTTATTAAAAGATGGATTTAATCAATCAGATGCTTCTAAAATGGCAGAAAATTTTGAAGCAGCGGGTCAGTCTCTTGAAAAGTCTTTAAATAAAAAAGTAGATGGATTGAATCAATTATTAAAGCAGTTACCAGGAACCGCTACAGACTCAATGAAAGAAATCATTGAGAATGAGAAAAAACTAAATCAGTCTGCTGTGGAAGAAATCCAATCGAATAATAAGCAAATTCAAGAGATTAGACAAAGGGCTGCAAACGAAAATCGTCAATTGAGTGTTTCTGAAGCTCAAATGATTAGTGATTTATCAAAGAATACTGCGGAAGCTTATGTTAATACTCTGGATGTTTCGGCGGAACAAAAAAGAACTATTTTGAAATCAATGACTGGTGATGTAGCGAATGCTACGAAAGAAGAAGCAGAAATATGGTTAAAATCATTAGGAGAGCAAAGGAATGCATCACAGACTCATGCCGCTAAAATGAAAGAAGAGCAAAAAAAATGGTTGAAAGATTGGGGATATAACCTTGATGGTGAATTTGCTCAGAAGTATCTTGAAGAATGGGATAAAATAAACGAGACTACGACTGAAGGTTTTGATAACCAAATGGCGGCCATTGTTGAGAAATTCCCTGAACTAAAAGATAAAATTCATTTGGCTTCTGGACAAGTGATAAAAGAGAGCGGAAATGCTTCACAATACCTTATTGAAGATAACGAGAAATTATTGGAGAATGTTACCAAAACAACAAATAAAGTTGCTGAAAATGCTAAGAAGAACGCTGAACAACTTAAATATGTTGGTAATGAAGCAAGTGAATATGGGAAAATGTGGAATAATCTTGTTCTTGATCCAAAAACAGGCGAAGTCAAAACCAATGCGCAAGAAGCAGTTAACGAAGCTGCAAATTCTGAAAAAGGATGGAACCAACTCCTATATGCTTCCAAACATGCCGACCTAAAAAGTAATGCTAAATTAATGATTGCCGAAGCAGCAATTGCTAACGGAAAATGGGACAGCATGACGTTTAAGGAACAACAAGCGCTTTTAGATACAAATGCCAAGAAGACTGTAACTCAGGCATTACAAGCCAACGGAAAATGGGACAAACTTAATTTTGAAGAGAAGAAGGCCATTCTGTATTCTAATACCCCTGAAAAAATGGCTGAAAATATGCTTAATCTTGGACTTTGGGAAGATTACAAGTTACATGATAAAGAAATTAAAGCTGATAACAAAGAGTTTTTAGAAGTACTTAGTGATTCACAAGAAAAAATTGTCAATTGGTCTAATATACCAGATGATGTTAAAGAATTTTATGCAGATAATCAAGATTTACTGACAAAAATTTATGGATCAGAACGAGCCTTTAATGCTTGGAAAAATTTACCAGATGAAAGCAAATTGCTTTTAGCGAATAACACGGATGTGCTACAAAAGATTCTTTCTTCGGAAACATACCTAACAAATTGGAATAACCTTCCAACAGATCAGAAAAAAATGCTTGCCAATAATGATGATTTATTAACAAAGGTAATGAAGTCAGAAGAAAGTATGAATGCGTGGAAGTCATTACCTGATCCAGTAAAAAAAATGCTTGGTAATAATGAAGATTTAAAAGCAAAAATAGCTGATGGAACATTAAGCGTGCAAACTTATGACCAAATAAAGCCACAATTAAAAAAATTACTAGGAGATGCTTCCAATGTATCGAATCAATCACAGGTAGGTATTCAAAACCTAAATGCATTTAACGCAAATAATCCAGCACAGAAAATACTACGTGGAGATTCTTCAAATGCGCAAGCTGCAGCTCGACAAGGTGGTAATGCATTGAACACCTACAATGCCAACAATCCAGGAACGAAAAACCTGCGAGGAAATGCAGGTGGAGTTGTCGGTGCGGCTTCAAGTGGTAATAGTAGCTTAAATATTTTCGCAGCAAACAATCCAGTAGAAAAACTATTAAGGGCTAATGATCAAGCGAGTGGACCAGCATCTCAAGCGAAAAATGCAGTAAGTGATTTTAATTCTGGCCCTTCGGTAATTACCAAAACTTTAAACGTAGTAGCTAATTTAGGCGCTGGCGTAGCAAAAATTTTAGGACTAGAAACAGGAACCAATAATCATATTGGTGGTCCAGCAATTGTCAACGACCAAAAAGGACGTACTTATAAAGAGTTGGTAATTCCTAAAGGTGGCGTGCCTTTCATTCCAGAAGGTAGAAATGTATTCTTGCCAGATTTACCAAAAGGATCAAAAGTAATCAAAGCTTCAGAAACAAAGAAATTAATTCCTCATTATGAAAACGGCGTGGGTGTTCCGAGAAACTCTTCAGTTGTTAAAAATCTAATTGCTGTTCAAGATTCACATGAATCGAATGATTTTAGCGAACTTGCTTCTCTTATGCGTGAAATGGTTTCTTACTTAAAAGACGGCAATATTAAAAATATGGAAGTGACACAATATATCACAGGTGCAGACACAAAAACACCGAGAGAAACGGCGATGGAAACAAAACGCCAATTGCGTGATTTAGCGAGGGGGTTTAAATAGTGAAACTAGAATTAGTTTATACGAACCAAAATGGGGAGCAACTCGTTTTTAATGAGGAAGCCCCTTATTTTTTGCAAAATGTTGAAGGTCTAGAAGCGCCAGAAAATGTCGTGCTAGCAGAAGAAGTGTTTGGAGAGGACGGTGCAAAAGTTGTTGGAATCCGTTTAAGCACTCGGAAACCATTGCTTGAAGGCACTTTAATTGGAAAAACAGAAGAAGAAATTTATCAGCTGCGCCGAGATATGATTCAAAAAATCGATCTAAAACAAACAGGTAAGCTAACACTTAAAGTCTATGACAAAGAGTATGAAACCGACGTTATACCAATTCAAGCGCCTAGCTTCAAGTTGTATGAAGATAATCCTTATAAGGTTGACGAATGGAATTTATTTTCTTTACAGTTTGAAGCATTCGATTCTTATTTCCGTGATGTATCGTTTTATAACTCACTGGTTCCTTTGGCAACATTGAAGCCAACGCTTATTTTTCCAATGGTTTTTGTTCAAGGCGAGAAGCATACGTTTGGTCGCTTTGAATCAGGGAATATTGAAAAGATTGTAAACAATGGAGATGTGCAGATTGGAGCGGTTTTTCATATGAAATGTGTAACAACCGTAACTGATCCGCAGATTTACGATGTGACAAAACAAACCTTCTTTGGATTTAAAGGAACCTTTGAACCTGGAACAAGATTTGAACTTTCAACGGTACGTGGGAATTTATATGCGAAAAAAATTGTAAATGGTGTAGAAACTAATGCTGTTCCAGAACGTATGGAGGGCAGTAGTTTCTTTCGATTATCTAAAGGAGATAATTATTTACAACTAAAAGCGGCCAACAATTCTCAAAATGGAATTACATGTGAAATGCAATTTACACCATTGGTTAGCGGGGTATAGTTATGGATTTTATGCCATTGCCTTTTGTAGAGGTGTTCCGAAGAAAGTCTGGCTTTGATTATGAGTCAACGGCAGTTCTGGACATATGGAAATCAATGAGTGTCAAAGAAAATTTCAAGTCAGCCAATACTTTTGAAACGGTTGTTCTTTTAAAGTACATGCCAAAAGAATTAATGGACGAAGACACAGTGCTATTGATTAATAATTGCTTTTACTATATTGATTCTATTATTTGCGATGATTTGAGCAGTGGATTAATTACAATTTCTGGGAAGTCTCTTTTTGCAAAATCTGGTAAGAGAATTGTTTATCGAATTTACAATCAAACAAAAAGACCAGAGCTGATTTGCTACGATCACTTACGGAACGAAGTGGTCTCTCCGTCAGATGCAAAAAGAAAAATAAGTTACTTATCTGTTGAACAACCGCCAGCAATTACTAATTCAAACATTAGTTATCAAAACAGTTATGGGAATGTTGAAGAAGAGATAGAGGGACTGTGTGAAAGTTACAATTTTGGTTTTGACGAAATTCCTATCTCGAATGGGCGTATTGGTTCAACATCAAACGGCCAAGTTGGAACAAATATTCGTTTTAGAAAAAGTGAAGATGTTTCTAGTGTAGTTCAATTTAGTGCAGAGTTTGAAAATGTTACTAATGAATCATTAGAAAAGAACAACTATGATGAAGCGACTACAGCCCTTATTTATGGAGAAGGCGAAGGAAAAGCTCGTAAGCATACTCAAGTAAATAACAATTTGAGTGGCCTCGAACGAAAAGAAATATACGTCGATGCTCGTGACTTACAACAGACTGTTGATGATGTAAAAATGCCAGATGCACAATATATTGCCACATTGCAATCAAGAGGAAAAGAAAAATTAACTGAACAACCAAGAGTTTTGGCATTGAATGGGACTATCAATTTGAATGATAGTCTTTTTGTTTATGGTCGAGATTATAAATTGGGGGATCGTGTAAAACGTATTTCTTCTTTTGGCTATTCAGATACAGTGGTTCTAAATTCTATAACTCAGACTTGGGATGAGAAAGGCTACCATATTGACGGCGAATTCGGTAATCAAAGTAAAACAATTATTGATGTAATCAAGAGAAAAGGAAAGTAGGTGGTTATTTTTGGCGGAATTAAGTTTATTTTATGATGCCGTTTTGCAAGATGATGGCACATACGATCGTGCTTATACATCGGCAGACTGGGCAAAATACTTTGAAAATATTTTTCGCAATGGCGTCATGATGTCAGTCGGTGAAGCATTAAGAGTGACTGCAGCTGATTCTGTTGGAATGAGAGTTGTTGTAAAAGCAGGTTCAGCAAGTTTAAAAGGTTATCAATATATTAATACGTCTGCTTTTGCAGTACCTATTGACGTTGCTTCTTCAACACAAGATCGAACAGATTCAATTGTTGTTCGTCATGATTTGAACGCTAGACAAGCTTATGTAGCAGTCAAAAAAGGCAATGTCTCTGTAGAGCGCTCAACAGAAGTTTATGAAATCCAACTAGCAACGGTCAAAGTACCAAGGAACAGTTCGGGGATTACTGCAGATTTAATCACAGATAAGAGACCAGATGCAAAAGTTTGTGGTTATTCAACACCTTTTGCCAATGTTTCTGTATCAGGATTAGAAGCACAATATGAAGCAATGCTAAAAAAAATTGTAGAAACCAACAAGACAAGTTATGAAAAAATCCTAAATGATTTTAAAAACTACGTTGCAAAAGCACAAACCGATATGGATTCTAATATCGAAGAAATTATCCGCACAGGCAATGGAAAAGTAAATGCCTTTGATGTTTTAATTCATGAATGGTTTGCAGCTTTAAAAAATGAGCTAGATGCAAATCAAGCATCAAATTTACAGAATCAAATCAATGAAATGAAAGCTACTGAAGAGTTACCAGCTATAGAGCATAATTTACGCGGTTATCCTAATGTACAAGTTTTGTATTGGGAATACGGTATTGGCCTATCAGGATTAGCTAATGAGCCAACAGGTCTAGGCGGTAGCAATGTGAAAAAGATTCCTCACAGTGTAGAATATCTTGATTTATTCAGCTTTAAAGTTAAAGTACCAATGAACTTTAAATTGGTAAATCCAACAGTAACCAAAATAGATAATAGAACTATTCGTTTTATTGAAGCATACAAAGTTATAGAAATTAGGTATTAAGGAGGAAAAGAATGTATACATTTAAAAAAGGTGATGTAGACTATCAAGTCATGCTGAACGAAAACTTTAGTGAAATAACGGATGCTTTAGAAAATGGCGCACTGGTTTCTAAGAAAACCGTTATTAAGGCACAGGACTGGGATGAAATTTTAGACAAAGGAATTTACACCGTCTTCGGTGCTTCTGGCGCAAATAGACCTTATTCGGGTGCAGCTTATGGTGCTTTAGTTGTTTATGCTGATAATACATTTGTAAGTCAAACGTATATGTATAAAGGTGAAACATACACCCGTAGCAGACAAGGGAGCCCTGCCACGTGGACACCATGGAATAAATTAGCTAATGTAAGTCAGCTGAATAATGAAGTGCTGCTAAATAGACAGCCTATTAAATTTTCTGATGGCACAGTCACGTTGCTCGACAATGTAAGCAACTATGAGGCAGTAAAATTTATTTGTGAATATCAAGGTAATCGAACAGATGCTACCATCTTGAATAATAAATCTGGCGAAATAGATATTAGAAGTTCTGCAATTAACATTTACGATGATCCTACAAGCAACGGTTGGGATATGGGAGAGATGCTAATTCATGTTTCTAATAACAAAATTAATTTCACGTATGCAAAAACTGTTTCTAAAAGTGGAACTGTCGAAACAAAAACAGATACTCTTAGAGTAATTCATGTTATTGGAGTTAAGAAAGCTCCTCAACTACCTGGAAATTAAGGGGGCTTAATATGGAAAAATATTTTAACCACCTGTCAATTGTAGCAAGTATTGTAGGTGGTATTTGCGTTAGCTTTCTTGGGGGAATGGATCAGTTGCTAGATGTTTTGTTATTTTTGATGATTGTTGATTTTGTAACAGGTTGGCTTAAAGCAATCGCTACTAAATCACTATCAAGCAAAATAGGTATGTTGGGAATCGCCAAAAAAGTAATGATTTTATTTGTAGTGGCAGTTTCTGTGAAAGTTGAAAGTATTGTAGGGAATAATATTCCTATTAGGGAAATGGTGATTATTTTTTACATTGCAAATGAAGGCATTTCATTTTGCGAGAATGTATTGGAATTCATTCCTTTGCCAGAAAAGTTAAAGGATTATTTTATTCAATTACGAAATAAAGACAAGAATTGAAGCGGCTTGTGTCGTTTCTTTTTTTTGTCTAAAAAATAGGAAAGAGGTTTTTAAATGAAAAAAACTGTTAAATTATTAGTTGCTGTCGGAATGTCGTTAAGTTTTATGTTGCCGATTGGTGCCAATGCCTATCAAGTGGAACAAGACCCGATTAATTTTGGCGGATACTTTCCAGGTTATGCTACCAATGAATTAATTGTCTTACATGAGTCAGGTAATGGGAACAATGTTGGTCCAAACAGTCTAGACAACGAAACGGCCTATATGAAGCGGAACTGGACGAGCGCCTATGTTTCATATTTTGTCGGTTCTGGTGGTCGAGTGAAACAATTAGCGCCAGCTGGCCAAATTCAATATGGCGCAGGTTCTTTAGCTAACCAAAAAGCATATGCACAAATTGAATTGGCTCGAACAAACAACAAAGCAACCTTTAAGAAAGACTATGCGGCTTATGTCAATTTAGCTCGTGATTTAGCTTCTCAAATCGGAGCTAATTACGCTGTCGATGACGGGACTGGCTACGGCATTGTTACACACGATTGGGTAACAAAAGCGTGGTGGGGCGATCACACGGACCCGTACGGGTATTTAGCTCAATGGGGTATCAATAAGGCGCAGTTAGCCCAAGACTTGCAGACAGGGCTTCCTGAGGACGGTTCAGAGACCATTGTTAATCCTGGCAAACCGAATGCACCAAAATATAAGGTGGGTCAAAATGTTCGATTCTCAACGATTTATAAAAATCCAGATGCACCAATTTCACAGCATATTAATGCAGATACATTGTGGACACAAGTCGGAACAATTACTCAAAAATTAGATGATCGCAAAAACTTGTATCGTATCGAAAACAGCGGCAAATTACTAGGTTATGCAAACGATGGTGATATTGCGGAATTGTGGGAAAATAGCAAGCCAACACCTGCAAAAACATTTACCATCGGTGTAAATGAAGGAATTGTTCTTCGCAACGGTGCGCCAAGCTTGTCAGCGCCTGTATATGGAATTTGGCCGAAAGGTTCACAATTTAAATATGATTCGGTTCGTGTAGCAGATGGCTATGTTTTCTTAGGTGGAACAGATTCAAATGGCACACGTATTTATATTCCGATTGGCCCTAATGATGGTAATCCCGATAATACGTGGGGCGTTGGATACTAATGTATAAGAAAAGCCTACTTCTCAATTTCGAGAGGTAGGCTTATTTTTTATGCAATTATTTAGGTTCACGAACGATATAAATCATATCGCCGTCAACAAATTGTTTTTCGTTATGCTCGAAGTCTTCGCCGTCGTATTGTTCAAGATATTCAACGTCTTTTTCAGTTACGTTCAAGCCGCAATGTTCAGCAACTTCTTTTTCATTTTCGTAAGTAGTCCCATAGACGTTCATTCCTGAATCAATCATTTCGATAATTTTTTCTTTTGTCATTTTAATATCCCCTTTATTTTCAATTTGTTGTTCTTGTAGTGCTAATGTAGTTAATCTCACACCAATTTCAATACTAGATTTTCCAATCTCGGAAAAATTATTTTTTAACTTTGATAAGCGAGATTGTGCAACTCCTGTTTCTTTGTTTATGAAGTATTGAGAGCGGTTTTCTAACAGCCACTCAATTTTATCAGTATCAACAATCATGAAAAAACCTCCTTATCGTTTCATTACATACCAAATTAGCGCGATGAAACCAATCCAACCTATAAGAGCCTTCCAGTCGAACTTAATTCGTTCCATTTCAATAGTTGTTTTACCTTTTCGCCATACTTTTTTATCGCCTATTTTCATAATAATCACGAATGTGCTATAATTATCATAGAAGCAAGGGAGAGTTAATCTCCCCAGCTAAACTTGATTGAGAATTTGAAGAACAGTAAGTTGATTTCTAAGGTCATTTCTGTTTTTCGAGTTCTCTTTTTTCTATGTCGTCCGCACATCTTTTGCTCCTTCCTTCAGTATTTGTAAGCCATTAACTAACTTACATACTTATTATATCTCTATAGAGATATAAAGTCAACAGGTTTTCCAAAGAAATTTAAACTTTTTTATTTTTGAAAATAAGAACAAATGTAAAAGCTCTACTTATCAATCACGGGAAGTAGGGCTTTTTTTGTTTCTTCGGTATAATTTATATATCTATTCGCTTGCCTTTTTTAATTTTTTGATGTAGATTTTATCTTGTTGTTATAGTCTATTTTGCTAATTTGAATTAAAATGATATTACGCAAACCCTTGTGAGTTCTAGTCTGTCTAAATATGGTGTTGCAGAAAAATTACACCGTGAAACTAAATAATTTAGTTAGATAGAGCCTAGAATCCTTGTTGTGTAAGGGTCTAGGCTTTTTATCTTTTGATTCATTACATGTTCATTTGTAGATGGAATGTAGAGGGAGGATTACCCAAGTTTGGCTGAAGGGGACGGTCTCGAAAACCGTTAGGCGAGTAACATCGTGCAAGGGTTCGAATCCCTTATCCTCCGTACTGAGAAGCAGTTGAGTTATTAGTTGCAAATAAAACGACAGAGACGTACACTTAAAGTAGAAAAATACTTAAGAAGAGGTGTCTATTATGTCAAACTATGAAGAAAAAGAAGCGCAAGCATTAGTAAAAATTGCTGACGTTTTGAACAAATTGGATGCAAGTTTAGAAGAGTTGGGCTCGCTAGATGAGGATACAAAAAAACATAGTATGAAGAGATGGATTGTTGAAAAAAAAGCCATTCATGAGATTAAAAAAATTGCACAAGAAGCTGGTAAGTATGACAAGTATGATGAAAAAGAATTAGAAAAAGAAATGGATCTGTTGGAAAAGTTTATGTAAAAAAGCGCTAGCTTTTGTTCAACAGTTATTTAAGTTTGAGTCTAGAATTAATCGTTTTGATTTTTTCTAGGCTTATTTTTTATGAAGTAAGCAAATCGTATCGGGAGAGGTATTGGAATAAGAAATAAAGCATGTATTGATTCAGAAAAAAAGTTGTAGTAAAATGTTCGTCACAACTACTTTTCTTATGATTTCATAGAAGGAAAAGTTGGAATAATGAATTGAGAAGAGTCGATTTTTAGGAGATGATTTTAGGTGACTTTTTATCAATTATTGCAGTTAGATCCATTTATTTTAAAACAAAAAATTCATCAAGCGGACACTAAAAAACAGCGGAGATATTTTTGGCGCGCCTTGTTAATAAGAGATATTTTATTAGTTTCGTTTGCGATTTTATGGGTGTCGACGATTACTTTTTTCTTTGGAAAAGCTGTAGCGCCTTTTTCAATTGTATTATTTTGTTTGCTGTTGAGTATCCGTTTCGTCTCATATGGCTACAGGGAAAAACAGGCCTTGCTTAGTTTAGGAATCGTGTTAACAATTCTAGGTGTTAGTCCACTAATTTCACTGATTTCTGTATCATTTTTACAATGGGGTCTTCATTTTATCTGCTTGCTGGCATTGTTTTTCTTAACTGGTAAAAACCCTAAAATGGGTAATCCTGGCTTGTATACGTTCTCCTACTTATATTTAGTTGGCACGGTTCACTATCAATCGTTTCAGCAATTAGAACAAACTTTCTTTGTATTAGTGTTTGCTTATCTACTTTTAGCTTTTGTTTATCATGTGAAACATAAAAAATTGGATCAAGAGATTACTTTTATACAGATGGTTACAGAAAATGGTTTTTTTAATCAAAGAAATATTTGGTTTGGTTATTACGCTTTAGGCATTAGCTTATTACTTTTTATAGGAACGCACCTTCAGATTGACCGCTTTATGTGGGCAACATTTGCTAGTTCGTCATTATTTTCTGGGTATAATACGTTTAAATTGTCTGAACGAGCCAAAGAACGAATAATAGGGGTCGTTATTGGTTCTCTAGTATCGGCTATCTTGTTATTTTATATACCAACGAACCTACTTGGTATTTTAGGAGGACTTTGTTTAGGCTTATGCACATCTTATAAAAGTAAAACGATTTTTAATTGTGTTGGTGCTATCATGGCAGCTTCTATGATATTTGGGCTAGAAACAAGTCTTTACTTAAGAATTTTGTTAAATATGTTGGGGCTAGCTTACGGTTTGCTTTATCATTTTGTCTTTGTAAAAACTATGTCCTATTGCAATCGCAAAGAGTGGCTGAAATTGTCTGAATAAAAGGAGCCTAACATTCTTTCTTGAAAGAATGTTAGGCTCCTTAGACATTTTTGTTTATATTTCATATTATCAAATTATATGCATGCTGTTAATCAATGCCCAACTGCTATATCAAATGTCGCAATTTTTGCTGAGCCAGTAGGTACAAGGTCTAGTTCCACTTCGTCAAACTGATTGCCATCAACTGGTATCCCAAAGTAAATGGTAGATAGTCCAGTTCTACTTTTATAGACTATTATCTATTAGTATACCTAAATTTCTATTTAATTCGTAATGACTGACCAGGATAAAAAACAGAAGTTTCAATGCCTGGATTTAATGCTAATAATTCTTCTAAGGTTAAACCATTTCTTTCGGCTAACTGTCGCCCACCTTCACCACTTCGTACCGTATCGTATATAGGTTGGTCTGATTTAGAATTTTGTATTTGTTCACTAGAATCAGAGTTTTGTGGTGGTTGCTGTTCAGATTGTTCAAAAACTTGTTGAGTTTGATTATTTCTTTCAATTAATTGTTCCAACGTAATATTACCTAGATAAGTGTATATTTGTCCATTAACAGTTAAAGTACCATCATTATTTTTCGTTACTGTTCGGGGCGTATTATTCAAAAGAAACGTCATTGTTTGATTACCATTCTCATCCACAGAAAAACTTACATTTTGAAGAGGAACATTCGATTGAGTTATGCTAGTGAGTGTTCCGTCAGCATTTATAAAAAATAAGTTATCACTTTGAGGAATACCCCAACCGCCTATAAAATCAGCTAAGCTAACTTGTGGTAGCGGTTCTTTAGTAGTAGATGAAGAGGTAGATTGGTTTGTTTCAGATGAGACGTTTTGATAATTAGAGCTGGTTTCTTCCGTTTTATCTTTTTGAGTAGAAGAATCAATACTTTTCTTTGTGTAAGGTTTCAAAACTAGTTTTGTTTGGTTATCAGAATTGTTTGTCTTAGTAGGAGTGAAAAGTAGATTTTGCTTTTCTTTTTTTATCTTGTAAGCTACTTCTTTTCCTTCATTTTCCCAACGAATTTGATTGTTTTTTAGATGGTATTTGACTTTGTATTCTATTTTATTTGCAATTTGTTTACCTAATTCTTCGCCTGCTTTTTCCAACTCATTTTTTGCAGTTGATGTGTGTTCATCTGTATTGATTTTGAAAGTAGCGGTATCTTCGCTGAATGATACAATCATTACTACTTCATCAACGTTGGAGTTTACGGCCCACTCGTTTGCCATTAGCTCTTTTGTGGTCACTTTATTTCTGCAAGAAGTAAGGGTCAGTAAGGATAAAAAAACAATCAACCCCAGTAAACTTTTTTTCAT